TGGTCCATCCGTAGTTACTTATGATACAGCATATCAAGCTTCTGGATTTATATATTATAATGGGGGCAGTACTGCTGTAACTTATGGTAATAATCAAGCTCCAACAGTGGGTGCCGTTTCATCTGCAGCTTCTAGAACATCTGGAAACTTTTCTACTGGTGAAGTGTGTGGTCATACTTACGTTCGCATTAGAGCTTCTGCCGAATTATAAGGAGATAAAGTTATGAATTTTAAATTAAATCAAGATAGGTCATCTGCAAATAAAATAGGAACAGACGAATGGCATAATGTCGAGACCTCAACAGAATATCTTCTCTGGTTAGAAGAAGGCAACACTCCCCTTCCACCAGATCCAGAACCCGAACCTCCAACACCTCAACAAAAGTTAGAGGCAGCAGGACTCTCAATAGAAGAACTCAAAGAACTGTTGGGTCTATAAATATCTAAAAACTCATATAAATGTCTGATATAAGAGTCAATCGTTGGTTACATCAATCTGGTACTGGCGGAGTCTATCAGGATTCCACTGGTAGAGTCGGTATCGGAACGTCAGTACCAACAAGTGCTTTGGATGTTCAGTCAGGAACGATTAAGATTGGTAATAATACTTTAAGTTCTTCTGGGGTTTCTACGTTTTCTAGTGGCATTGTAGTTTCTGCTGGAACCACTGCTGCTCCATCTATAACACCAACAGGAGACTCAAACACTGGCATATTTTTTCCCAGTGCTGATACCATTGCATTTGCAGAAGGTGGTGTAGAAGCAGCTAGACTTGATAGTAGTGGTCGTTTGGGTATAGGAACAATAAGTGCTGTAAAAACACTTGACGTAAGAGGTGAAGCAACTTTTGGTGCTGGAATAACAGTATCAGATTTAAATTGGGGTAAGGACGCTAATCAATTAGTCTATACTTTTTCAGGAACTGCTTCTGGAAATAATCCTGCTGACGGTTGTTTAGCACTTGTAAATCCAAATGCAAATCCAAGTGCATCAAGAATTGGTTCGATTGTTTTTGGAAATAAAGTATCTGGAACAAGCGTAACTCTCAATCCTGGTATTAAAGCAGTTATTGAATGTAATACAAATACAAACGTAGCAAATGCTGCTGATACTGGTGCGTATATAAATTTCATGACTAAACTCGATAATGCAGTAAATAGAGTTCAAATGACTCTGAACTCTAATGGAGTTCTTACAAAACCTTATCAACCAGCATTTCTTGCTTATAGAGCAACCACTCTTTCTGTTACTACTGGTTGGCAAAATATTAGTCAAGGTATACTTACTGAATCTTATGATGTTGGTCCTGTTTATTCAACTTCAACCAATGGAAGATTTGTTGCACCTGTTGCGGGAAAATATATGTTTTATGCTGGTGGATGGTCAGCAGCAAATTCAAATGGAGAAAGATATGCATTTGGTGTAAAAATTAATAATGTGGGTGGTCCAGATTTCATTAGTGGAGGAAATTATTGTATTACTGATAGTCCTCTTGCACCGTATCAAATTGTTTTAAATCTTGCTGCAAATGATTATGTAGAATTATTCTATTTTAGTGCTGTTTCCACAACTCTTGGAGCAACACACTGGTTATATTGGGGTGGTTACTTATTAGGATAATAAAGACTTATAACTTATCTTCAATTGCCACAAACCTAGTCTACTCATAAAACCAACATTCGTCAAGCCCTTGACGTTTCATTTATTTTCCCTTATAATATTCAAGTCTTCAATATCCTTGTAACTTTGGGAATGAAGACCACTTCTCTGTGGTGGGAGAGGTGAGTTGGTGGTATAATAAGGAGGGTTTTTATACCCTCTTTTTTTCTATTATAAATTAATATAAAAATCATAACAAATTATGAACTTTACTGTATATTCTAAAGAGGATTGTCCATACTGCTATAAAGTCAAACAAGTTCTTGAGTTGACAGGAAGTAACTTTGTAGTATATAATCTCAATGAGCATTTTACCAGAGATGAGTTTTATGCCGAGTTTGGCGAAGGCTCTACTTTCCCACAAGTTATTTGTGATGAACAAAAATTAGGAGGATCAGTTGACACAATCAAATTCCTCAAGGAACAACAAATCATCAAATCCTGACCTAAATAAAAAGGAAGACCACTTTAATCGTGGTGTTGAACTTATACTTAATGGAGGCAAAAGAAAGCAGACTCAACCGTTTCACATCATCTTTGAGAAGATGGTTTGCTTTCTAAATCGGGAGGTAACCATCTATTTTGAGTTTTCCTTTAGATCAAGGAAGAAAAAGTAGTTTCCCGGAGCAAACACATGTTAGCAATCAGTTTAGTATTCGGTTCTTTTCTAACAGTATTGTTTCTGATTGTGGGAGTAATGCTTGGTTGGGTTGCCAGAGAATACATGATGAATCACCAAGAAGGTCCAAAACAAATTGCATACCATCCAGAGTTTTATGATAAGGATGGTGAGTTAATCGATCAAGAAATCGTATCAGTACGATTTGAGCAAGGATACTTTGAAGATGAGTTTGAAGTAGAGGAAGACGAAGAATAGTCAATAAATAACTTTAACATTATTCAACATTTTGTTCATCATATGACTACGACAACTAAAGCAAAAACACCCGTTAAAAAGACCACTTCAAAGGCAACTACTGCTAGAGTTACTGCAACTCCAAGTTTGCCAAACAACCCGTTTGTCTTTGAAGTATTAGATATTGTATCAAGACAAAAAACAAATTCCAAGAAGGTAGAAATTCTTAGAAAGTATGAGCATGTCGCATTGAAATCAATCTTTATTTGGAATTTTGATGAATCAGTAATTTCAATGCTTCCAGAAGGTGCGGTGCCATATTCTGGATACTCAGACCAAACTTCTTACAGCGGGTCTCTTACAACGAAGATTTCTGAAGAAGTTCGTAAGATGCACGAAACTGGATCTTTTTCAATCGGATCGAGTGATAAGCAAGGGCATACCACAATTAGTAGAGAATACAAAAACTTTTATCATTTCATCAAAGGTGGTAATGATTCGTTGAATAATATTCGTCGTGAGACAATGTTTATTAATATCCTTGAAGGTCTTCATCCTCTTGAAGCAGAAATTCTTTGCCTGGTGAAAGATAAAAAGTTGAATACAAAATATAATCTTACAAAAGAAATTGTTGCTGAAGCGTATTCAGACATTCAGTGGGGCGGTAGAAGTTAATCTAAATTTTTGAAGTTATTATCATGGAAAAAAATCTTATAGAAAAACCAAAGATGCCATCAGATAAAGGAGAGGCGCCCAATAAAGATTTAAACCATACCTGGACTCCCGAAGAAAAGGAATTGTTTAAATCAAAATATGGGTGTGAAGTTATCAAACAAAACTGTACTCTAGAAGAAGCAAAAGACAGTCAAGTTCCAACTGATGCTTACATAGTCACTTATCAAATTGATGGTAAAACTTGTTATGATTTAACACGCTGTGGAAAGAGATCTAATCTGTTTGATATGTATTACGATAATCTCGGTCCAGTAGTTCGTAATATTGACTGGGGTTATGGAAAGATTAATCCAAAACTCTGGGGATATCAGGCACCCGAAAAGAAAAAGCGTAAGTGATTCCCCAGAAGGGGCAAAAAATTCCGGCAAAATTTTCTCACGCGAAGATTTTATAAATTTGTATCGTATGATACAAATCATACTTGATAAATACCCACGAAAGGGAGTATAATACTCTCATCGTTCATCTGGGAAACCAGACGGAAGTAAGCCGACTCGGAACGGATTAAAACCTACTTATAGGTCGTTCATCTATGGAAACACTTCTTTTAACTTGCCTTCAAGCACAGTTAATGGTTGGGAGAATTCATAAAGTTGATATTCCAAAACAAGCAAAAAATGACTTGATTTGGGAAATCAAACAGATTACTCCAAAAGAGTGTAAAATAGACGCAAAAGCCGACTGAAGGAACGCTCTTTAACCTAAAAAACTAAGGAGAAAACCAATGAGTCGTGTAGTGTATAGAGGTGTTGAATACGATACTCAAAAGCGTATTGAATACCAACAGCAAATGCAACAACAATCCCAACAATACAACGAAACCTATCGTGGTGTTAAGTTTGTAAAGGAGGGTCATAAGTGATGCAAAAGCTAAACTTCCTACAACTTATTAAAGAACAGAAACAAAAAGAAGATCGTCGTCACAAAGCACAACTAGCACAACTTGTTGGAGCAAAGTGATGTTTGCAATATTACAAATTGCCGCAGGATCTGCGGTTGTACTTGTTTTATTGTCGCTTTATATTCAATTTTTATTTAAGTAGAAATCGGAGGGGTTGATTCCCTCCTTTTTTTATAGGTATAAACTCGTAGGCATAAATTATTGTTAAGGAATCAACACAAAACACCTAGATAGTAGTAGAATATAGAGGTGAAGCGTATGAACGAAAACCCCTTTGTTATGTTATTCTATGTGCATGGAGGTTATTATGCACAACCTAATCTCTTACAATCAACTAGCTGGATGGGAACACTTTGAGGAGACAGTAGAACGATCTAATGAACAGAACGACTTAGTTAATGATTATTTTAATTGTTTAATTGAGTGTGATGATGAAAAACAAACTTGTAAAAGAATTTGTAGGGAGTTGTTAAGCAAGTCATAATGAAACTGGGGGGTTGACTGCCCCTCTTTTTTTATGGTAAAATGCCTTGAGAGAATGGTATCTTATGGATAGAGACAAACTAAAACTGATTGTCCGTAATCTTGAACTATTGGTTGATTCTCTCAAGGCAGAAGTCTATTCTGATGTGTCTGCATATAGCAAATATACAGAACCAGAAGTGAGAAAAAGACCCATTTTAGATTACGATGAAATTTTTGAGGATTCTGATTTAGATGACTAGTAGAGCACGAGAACTAATAAAGTTGCTAGAAAAACTTGTTAAGCAAGAGCATCTTTATACTGATGAAAAAATCATAGAGATGAAACAACAACTGCGAACGCTTAAGGAAGAAATCGCAGAACTTGAATCAAAAACATCAAAAGGATTTGGAAAGAAATGACTGTAAAACTTATCAGCGTGACTCCCGATGCAGAACAAACAATGGCATATATTGCTAGAGTTTCTAATCCAGCGAATCAGGATTCTGAAAACTATGCGGGTTTGCTACGTTATTGTATTAAGCACAATCATTGGTCTGTGTTTGAGCAATCTTCTATGAGTCTTGAGATTGAAACTAACCGTGGTATCGCAGCCCAGATACTTCGACACAGGTCCTTTACATTTCAGGAATTTTCACAACGTTATGCTGACACAAATCTAATCACCGAAAATATTCCTATTCCAGATCTTCGTAAACAAGATACCAAGAATCGTCAAAACTCCACAGATGATCTTGGTGACTATGTAAAACTTAAGTTTCAGACAGAAATTGCTGAATTGTTTAAGCACTCTAATAACCTCTACAAGCGAATGTTAGAGGCAGGTGTGGCAAAAGAGTGTGCAAGGTTTGTATTGCCTTTAGCGACGCCCACACGCATCTATATGACGGGTTCTTGCAGGTCGTGGATACATTACATAACACTTAGATCTGCCAATGGTACTCAAAAAGAGCATATGGATATTGCTCTTGAATGCAAAAAAGTATTTTCTGAGCAATTCCCGACAGTTGCAGAAGCTCTTGAGTGGGTCTAAATATTTTATGTTGAGATTATAACTGATGCCTACATATCGCTTCGAAAATACTGAAACTGGTGAAATCTTTGAGAAATGGATGCTTATGGCAGAAAAGGACCCATATCTCAAAGAAAATCCTCATCTCAAACCACTCATTCCAACACAAATGAATGTTGGTGAGGTGGGAGATTGGAGAAATAAATTAACTCAAAAACATCCTTCGTGGAATGATGTCTTAGGTCGTGCTCAAAAAATGCCCGG